ATCGAGCAGGGTGTCACGAATCACCGGATCCGCCTCCAATACCTCATCAGCCGGCATCGGGACCGGTGTGCATCGGCATTGCGGGTGAGCGGGGATGATCACCTGATCGGCTGGGTAGATGCGCCCATGGCGGCTAAGGCACCACCTGCAGGTGCGTTCGTCGGTGGCAGCTACCCAGCGGATGAAGCTGAAGCCCTCGGCCAGGTTGTGATCGATGGCCCCCTTGACGTAGGCATTGGCCAGCTCTGACCGAGCGATCACTTCAGCACGCTGCCGTAGCCCCATCCGTGAAGTCTTGCCGGTGGGGTCGGTTGTGCCCTCCAACGCCCCAACGATCTGCCGTTCAAGCCGGCGAGAGCCCCAGCCACGGGCGACGCCTTCGCTGACGATCTGGGCGATCTGATCCCGGAACCGTGCGGATTCGCCCTGCATGAAGGCAGTAGCGGTCTGAACGGCGGCACGGATCGCCAGCGGATTGGCCCCGGCGAAGGTGGCGCTGGCACCGGTGACGATCCCCTGCAATGCGGCGGCAGCTTCACCGCCAACGGCCAGGGCCTCGACCAGATCGGTGGTGAACTGGCGCTGCCAGGCGGTGATTTCCTCAGGCGGCAGGAACTGCTGAGCGTCCCGCAGGATGGCCCGGTACTTGGTGGATGCTTCGGCGGAGCTGTAGGCGCCGGGGGGCCTGATGGGATTTCCCTCGGGGTCGATGTCGGAGGGGCCCACGGCGTTGAGGTAGGCCGCATAGTGCCGCTTCAGATCACCCAAGACGCGATCCAGTGCGGTGCGGAGCATGGCGGTGGTGTTGGCCAGCGTGCGGGCTTCTAGCTCATCGAGGATCTTGGCGTAGCTGTCAACGCTGCTGGTGATCTGGTCGGTCATGCGTCAGCGATTGTAAGAGGCCTCGGATCCGCCAAAGACGTTGCGCTGATAGACGGTTCTTTGGCGGGGGACGCGAAGCCCTGAGGTTGCTCTTGTTGCTCTGCTCATCTGCGCTAGCCTTGCTTCAGCTTTTGTCCTTTTGGGTTTGTAGTTTAACTCAATAGCAGAGACAACCTTGCCCATGCTCTTGTCAAGTTTGCGCTGCTCTCTGTTTAGTCTTTTGGTTGCTTGTCCTCTAAAGGCTTTTCCCCCTATCGGATTAGCACGCTTGCGATCTATTTCACGTTGCGCTGATGCTAATTGCCTGCTTCTTCTTTGCGCCCTGTCAATACCGACTGAGGCTGCCTTGATTGTGGCTCGGTCTTTGTTCATGATGCTGCTGGTCACCGCCCCCTGCTTCAACCCCTTGGGCTTGCCCACGGTGCCCCTCGATGTCGCACCCTTCACTACCGCACGATTCCGCTCCTTGCTGGCCTTCAGGTAGGTGCCAGCCCGCTTGACCGCCCCGCGCTGGGCTGGTGATGCCCCAGGGCCCGCCTTCGCCCTGGCACGCCTAAGGCTGGTGCTGCCGCGCCTTGCCACGCTTGCCGGCGCCTTCGCTCATCTTCTGGCCCGATAGCCGAGCACGGGAAACACCGCCGATCTTGGGCGCCTTGATTCTGGAGCCTGGGGTCTGTGTTGGTGTCACCGGCCGCTTTGCCAACTTACCCATTACCTTCTGTCCTGCTGCCGTCCGCGCCGCACGACCGGTGATTGCTCCCGTAGGTCTGGAGCTTGCCGCCGTCATCGTCTGGGTTGCACGCTTGCCACCGCTGGCGGTCCTCAATCTGCCACCCCTGGCCGTCGCCCCAGTGCCACTACTGGCGAACCTGCCACGGTTGTCTCGGGAGTATTTGCGTGCCATACCGATCAGCCGCTACTCCTTGAACTTTCCTATTAACCCTTCCGGCTGCGGCGTTTTCCCGCTGCTGGTAGCGCTGGCTTGCTCCCTCGCAAAGCCTTCGCCCCCTTGCCGCCCGCGATCTTAGGCGTGGCATCACGGATCGCATCTGCCATCTCCCGCATCATCCTGGCATCGGACTGCGCAAGCTCTCGCAGGCCCGCCCGTAACGTGGTGGCCACCTTCCCTCCCTTGGCAGTCCCGCGCATCCTGGCGCCAGCCTCCGCGCCGGCCCTCGCGCCCGCTGGTGTGGGGCGGATCTTGCCGCCGGTGATCGCCTCCAGTTCCCGGATGTTCGCCGCGTCAGACCTGGCCAGGGTGCGCAGGGTGCTGCGCAGGGTGCTGGTCAAGGACCCCGGTCGTTGCGCAGCAGGCAAACGGGTGGCAGGGGGCTGGCTTGTCGCCATGGTCTTACCGCCACCCCGCGTCGCCAGCGCCCCTGGCTTCATGCCCTTTGACCTGGCCACCGTGCTAGCCCTGGGCGCCGCTGCCATCTTGCTTGTCTGCGTGGCCCGCTTGCCGCCGCTGGCGGTTCGGAGCCGCCCCCCGCGTGCCGTCGCTCCGGTGCCGGCGCTGGCAAACCGTCCGGCATTATCTCGGGAGTATTTCCTAGCCACGAAAAAGCTCAGCCAGAGGGTGCTGGCTGAGCTTTCCGCTGTATTGCGCCGCTACGGCTTTTTGATCGTGCCAGCCAGTTTGGGGCCGCTGATCACCTTGCGGACGCCATCAGGCCGAAGCCGGCGACCGATGGCGGTGACGACCGGAGCGGTCATTCACCCACCACGCCGTCGGACTCAAACCCGCCTTCGGCTTCATCGGCTTCATCCTCATCGGCCGCCAAGGATGCCAAGGTCAACTCGGACTTGATTACTTCCAGCACGCCAATGACCTCAAACAGGCCACACTCGGAGCTTTCGACCAGGTCGGTGATGGCTTCGTGCAAGGCTTCGGCAGGGGTGATGATTTCAGACATGGGGCAGGTCCTCGGGTGGTCGGGCCTAGCTTACCTGCTCCTGCTCCCGGCGTCTACGCTTCCTGGATCGAGCAACCCGCGCCGCCCGATCAGCACGCCCCTCGTCGGTGTGCAGTCGCCAGCACTCCCAGCAGTGGTCGCCGTGGGTGCCGGTGTGCTGGCGGGGGCAGCAGGCGCAGGGCTGTAGCCCTGCAGGGGGCAGGTGGCCGGCTTGGCGGTCGCGGAAGCGGCGCTGGCGGTCGGCTCCGGTGGGGTCAGGCATCAATCTCCACCATGGCAGGCCAGCTGGGCATGGTGGAGTCGTAAACGGCTTCGCAGGCCTTACGCAGCTCGGCATAGGGAACCCACGCCCAGCCGCCGTTTACCTCCCAGGAAACAAGGCGGTTGCCATCTGCATCCCACGAAACTGGGTTGCTGTCTAGGACATTTTCAATTGATGGAACGAATTCGACGGTGGTCATGGCTGGATGTTGGGTGGCAATGATGGATTGGTTGCCGGGAAGCCCCGGTGGGGGGTTAGGATTTAAGGCACCAGTTAAATCTGTTAAACCTTTCAATTTCGGCGGGGAAATCATGTATTCCCCTCATTTTCGCGGCATGTTTCCTTATGAATTTAGGGCAGACGCGAGGGTAATTGTTTACCACTTCTTCGACTGCCGCCGAACCGTGATAAGCCAGCCAGGATTGACTTTCTTTTTGTATTCTAATTTTTGTTTTTTCTGAAATCGGAGCCATGGGGTCGTCCTGATTGAGATGGAATGTGTTGCCGAAAAGCCCCCGTCGGGCTAGGGGTTAAGTTTGTCAAACTTCAATGCAACCCCTTCCGCAAGTTTGCTAAAAGCAACCCACGAATCAGTCTTGTCATCGTAGTTAACTTCGAAACCGAAAGCGGCGGTGCCCTCGCTGTCTCGTGTTGTGCATTTACAGCCTGCGCCTATCATGTCGCTGGCTCGGTTTAAGACAGCAATTAGATCTTCAAGGGTTTTGCATTTTGCGCTTAACTTTAGGGTAAGCATGATTGTAAAGGGGCGATGGTGGATGTGTTGCCGGGAAGCCCCGGCGGGCTGGGGGTCAGGCGGCTAAGGTCGCCTCTAAATCCTTGATCTGGATGATCTGGTAGATGATCTGGTATTCGTCGGAAAGGTCTTGAACAGTGGCAGCGGCAGCGGCAGCGGCGAGTTCTCTCGTGAAAAACACATTAGAACCTTGATAATTAGGGTCGATTCCTCTTATGCCTTGCTTTACCTGATCGGGATGGCTCCAATTACCAGAAGA